AGCATCATGCTGAGTTCTATTATTTATATTAAATCTAGCCCAGTCTTCTAAAGTTCTTTGAAAATACATATCTCCATATCCTTCATTAGTTATACCAATAAAATTTTCAATATAATCTTCAATAGCAGCAGCGTGTGCTTGTTTAATGTCTTCACTTGAATTTGGAATTCCTCCTATTTCTCTTTCTGTAACAGATAATTTATTATAAACTTTATCTGGCCTATTTATAGAATATCCCCTGTATCCTCGTCTTTTTAGGTAATATAGTAACCTTGGTTTATTATTTTCTGCTAACATTGGCATACCATAAAAAACTAAAGCCATTAAAACATCTTCAAAAAACATCTCAGCTGTTTGAGGTCTTGCTATATATTCTAAGAAAAAAGTATTAGGAGGAACATCTTCCATTGAAAATTTAGTTAAACCATGAAGCGATCCATTGGAACCTCTACCATCTACTGTTCCGGAAATATCGTAAGAGTCACAGCCAAAAGCGCCAGTGTGATCATTACCTGGATATCTGATACCATTTTTAATTAAATATTTATTTTGTAATTGTACAGGCGGGATCCATGATATAAAAAATCTTCCATTTTTATTAGGTGCAAACATAACCCTAGTATCTTTAATACCATTTTCCCAATGAAAACTACCTTGTGTTACTACATTTGTATTTCTTAAGTCTTCGTTATAATCTATTTGTTCATAAAGTTTAGTTAGATTAAATAAAGATTGCTTAGCCTCGTCTCTAAACGCATGTTTCTCTGTTCTTGGAAACTGGCGATAAAATTCATTTAAACCGTCTTGATCATCTTTTAAGCCATCAACTTCGTTTTCCCAATGCGAGATAACTCCGATCTGAATCTTGGATCCATCAATGCCTTTGACGGGTTTTTTTGGAGTGTCGAATACAGGAAATCCATAAGTATCGATGTATCCTTCGTAATTCCATTCCATAGGTATGAACAAACTATATAATCCTGAGTTAGTCTGACCATTACGGTTTCTTTTTGTAACATCTGATGCATCATATAATTGTTTAAAATTAGCTCCTCCTTTGTTGAGTGCATTAGAGGTTGAGCCCATCATGCATCTACCTATTATTCTACTACCTAATCTTAATGTTGTTTTCGTGACACGCCAGTTGTTGAGGATGTTGTCGGGACGCTCCCACTTGCCTGATTCGTCGTGTGCGAGGATCTTGAGTTTCTCACCGTCATATGAGTTGTCACCGGTGTTCTTCCAGTCGATCGTCGTATCCAATCCTTGTAATTCTTCGGTTTGGGTATTGGAATCAAGTTTTCGTCGGGTAAGTTTGGAAGCGGGTACTCTATAGGCGAGTTCGGTTTTGGGACGGTCCATTCCGTCCTGTATCGGTTTGAAAAAGAACGGGTAATTAACTGAGATGGGTACCACTTTATCGGTAAACATCTTCTTTGCATCTGCTCCAGTCTTCGATAATATCCCATATCTGGAATCCGAAGAAATGGTTGCCTGGTGGACAAGTTCCGAAGATGCCATGAATGAAAAGCCAGAACGTCTGTTCTTAAGGTAACACAATCCGTAACATCTGGTGTCCAACTTACAAGCCTCCCAGAATATAAAGAATATTCGGTTTGATTCGCGAAAGTCTGGTTGCCCAACATCAATCTTGGTCCATTGCAAGTACATGTAGTGAGAACCAGTAATATAACTAGGAATACCTTTGTTATAGAACCAATGGCCTTCATCACGTTTTTTAAATTCTCCGTCAATATAATCATACCATTTATCTTTAAAATAACTTGGAAGATTGTTCCAATCAAAAACTGTTCTAATTTTAGATAGTTCTTTTGGATATTCATAAGACTCCCAGTATTGTTCTTCTTTTTTTCCAGATCTTTTATATGTATCTACCTCTAATGGAAGTGCCACTTTAAGACCTTGTATTTCATATACCTCACCAATTTGCCCAGTTTTACTAATAACAATAACATCATATTCTTCATTGTAACCTGTCTCCCATTTTTTATATCTATTGTTTCTTTTAAGTACTTTAGATTTAATATGGTTTGGTAAGATTTTGTAAAGTTTTTGATCGTACATTATTTAGATCTCCCTTCTGCGAAACCCTTAAAGTTTGCGCCTTTATCTTTTTTATCATTTTCTTTCAACATACTTTCTTCTTCTTCTATACGTGTTAGTATTTCAAAAGCGTCAAATATAGCTAGTTTTTTAGTAGCAGCTGCATTTTTTAATTTATCAGCTGACAAATCATCTTCTGAATCTACAATTTTTTCTTTAGCAACTTTAATTAATTCTTCAACTGCTTTTTGCCCAGCTAGGATTATATTCAGTTTCGTTTCTTTTGTGTTCATATTTAATTACAATATCATTAGATTCCATACAATATAAAAGTTCATTTTCTACAACAAACTGAAACTCTCTCTTAGGTTTAAAACCTACTAGGTCACCTGGCATTATTTCTAGCGCATCTAAGGTGCTATTGTCATATTTTAATATACCAGTATTCTTTTTTAATTTAGACTTGCTTAAAATGTTATTTTCTAAAATAGGTTTTACAAAACAATATTCATAAGTAGTGCGCCATTTATTATTTCTTTTATAAAGATACACTTGATTTATTTCTGCAAAATATAAGTTGTCTTTAAAAAACTTAGAACTATTAACAGATTTACCTTTTAAGTTATAATATCTTCTAAATAAATTATGATGAACTACAACTGTATCACCTTTTTTTATAGGTGTTTTTATAGCCTTAGGTATATCTATTACTTTAGCTGTTGTATTAATAAATTTATGATCTGAAATACTAGAATTTATTATTAATTCTTTTTTATCAATTTTTATTTTATTATTATAACGTTCACCTATTGGTTCTATTATAAATTGATAAAGACTCTGCATTAGTATTCCAAATCATACTCGACCGATATAGCCATGTGAGAATTAAATTTCTTCCAAGGTAATACCTCATCTTCTTTTTTAATATAAATATTGTAAGAAGATTCTTCTTCATCATATAATATATGAGAAATTGTATGACCACCATACACTTGCTGTCCTATAGCATAGTGCATGGCATCATTTTTATAATCAGATCCTATACTGATTTTTCTTATAACTTTACTCACCTTTTTTTTCTATAGGAGTGCAAACACCATCTTCTAAACTTATATTAACAGCGCCGTATTCTTTCTCTAATTCAATTTTAAAGTCATCCATTTCTTGTACTATACCAGCGTACTTGTGATTTAATACATGCTTCTGAGTTTCAACATAACCTATATCTCTTAATAGACCAGCTATTTCTTCTTGTTGTTTTTTTATTTTAGCTAATTGATCAACTGTAATTTGAACTTTAGCCTCTTCGACTTTTGATTTTACTTTTTTCATTTAATTTAATTTAATTTAATTTACTCTAATATAAGGCTATTATGCCTGTTGCGGTTGTAGCGTCATCTGTAGTATACACTTTTCTAAATAAACCATCTAAGGTTGTTCCAGGAGGTATACCTGTTATTGTAACTGTTTGATTTGGCGGAGCACTTGCTAGTTCTACTTTAACAGAACTACCGCCAGCAGCACCATCAATTGATAATGCAAAAGTACCACCACCAGATAATATATCTCCTTGATATATTCCGTCTTTAGCAGCTGCATTTGTTTGAACACCACTAAATGGCCTTTGTATATCTGTTGCTAATAATGTTATTGTTAAAGCGCCTGTTATAACTGGAGCTTGAATACCAAAAGCAGTTGACATAGATGCAGCATCAAATATTATTGTTTGACCTATTACCGCCATGTTAGGTCCAGATCCTGGATTTAAAAACGTTGCAGGTGGTGCTCCTTGTAATGATCCATTTGGTCTTGTTTGTACTACTTGTATACGATCAACGGCTCCTGCAGCATTTATTCTAATACGATATGAAGCGCCTATTCTATCATTTTGTGCTCCTGTGCCAGGGCCTCTAGTACTTGTTTGAGCAGAACCTAAATAAGTTCCGCCTGAAGCATAAACAACAGCTTCTACACTAGCTGGTAGATTTGCTAATGTTGATCCTGAGGATGCTAATAGTCCGGCTCCGCTTTCAGGAGATATTAATGTTCCTGATATTAATAATGCAACTGCATTAGTATACATGTCACCTTGGTTTTGTTGATACATATTTTTTTATTTATCTTTTCCTTTAATTTTTTCGTAAGTTCTTAAACCACCTAATCCTAGCATACCTAATAATACGGTCATTAAATGATCCATTTGTAAAGCAGGTGGAGCCTCGGTAGTTTGTGTTACCCATATAAATAAGTCTCTTATGACAAAGTTATAGGCTAATGCTACTCCACATATCCAACCAATAAATGGTCTCCACCCAGCAACGAATAATGTACGATGCTGAGCTTCAACTGCATTGATTTTTGTTTGTAATTCTATTAATTTCTCAGGATCTAACTCCTTACCTTTTATTGCTTCCCTTATATCCCAAGCCAGGTTTCCAGCAACAGTTTTATTACCATTACCTTTACCTAAAAGACCTAGTAATAATTTAAACATTAAACACCCATTTTTTTCTTGGGGGTTATTTTCTCATATTTATTTTTTTTATTATTGAATATTACTTCATTATTTTTTTTACTACCACTATCTCCTTGAAAACCAGGGCTAGTAACTTCATTGTATCCACCCTGACCTCTTGAAATAAGTCCACCACTATAATCAGCCTTACCGCCCAAGGACTTAGGCACATATTCATCTAATCCTGTTTTTTCTAAAAAACCTTTCTTTTTCTTTTCTTGATGTAGCGGTGATTGCATCGTTGGTCCCTTTGGTCCCATTGAGCCATTTCTTGTCATTTTTTGATTTATAAACCAGTTTGCCATAATTTCTTTTTTTATTTTAATGCTTATGCGTTATATGCTTCTTTTTCCCAAGGCAAAGTTGTATCACCTTCGTCAAATTTTTTACGTGAATATTTTTTACCTTTCCAAGTAACACTTTCATCATCATAATCTAGATCACCTCTTTTCATTTGGTCAAGGTGAACTTTCTCATGATTTATAACGTCTTGTTGTTCTTCTTTATTTGTTATGTTTTTATTTAATAAAATACTA